CGCGCAATGCGGGATCCTTGGGTTCAGGTCAGACATGACCTATTCCCACACATAAACCTGTCCGAGGAGAAGCTTATGGGTATTACAAGAACCCGTTCGCAGTCCAGCATGACGTCGTCACCGACGACGGTTTTGAAGGTACTGCAAAACGGAACTACTATGTCTGATTACACGGTCGCCGGCCAATGGTCTGGTAGCTCGAGAGTCATGACTGACGTAGTGACACCTTACTTTTCGCGTCAGCGAAACAGTGGTGTCCTTGTCAATAACCCCATGAGCACGCTAGCCATCCAGGCTACGCCATCCAAGCTGTACACCAGTCGTTGGGAATGGACCAAAAGTCCACCTTGGCCACCCACTGAAGTTGTGGGTTTCCTAGCTCCCGATCCGATCGGTCTGCGCTTTGGGCGCCTCGCGTTTCCAGAGAATAAATTACCTCCCTGGGACGAAGCGAAAGCCGGTATTGCTCTGGCTGCTGCTCGAAACCAAGCTGCGGCTCCGGAATCCCAACTCCTGGTAACACTAGGAGAGGCCCGTGAGACGTTTGCCCTAATCGACAGTGCTATCAAACTGCTTACGCGCAGGACAGAACCCTTCCGGGTTCTGCGCCGACGGTACGAGGCTGGAAGGTTGAGCTACCGCGATTTTATCGTGGAGTTCGCTAACCTCTGGCTTACGTACAGATACGGCATAATGCCCTTGGTGTATGACATCCAGGGCTATGTGAAAGCGTTGACCGAACCTCGCAAACCCGACCGTCTGACCGTGAGGTCAACCGTTCGGGACGAAGGCCACGAACACTGGGTTACCACGACTTCCTCTTCCTTGATCGCCAGCATTACGCTGGACCACGATCTTGTGTGGACGAGGGAGTACCGAGCGACCTGTATGTTCGAGGCTTGCGATGATCTCCAGAGCCGTTTAGGCTTACGCTTGGCAGATGTGCCAAGCGCTGTATTGGAACTGACCCGCCTGTCATTCGTGGCAGATTGGTTCTTCAACATCGGAGAATATCTGGGATCATTAACACTTGGTGCACGCGCAAGCGTAGTACTACAGTGCGTCGTGGAGCGGATAACCGCTCAATATATCGCAATATACAACGAATCGGGCACCAAACAAGGTGCATCCGGTGCCGTTTCTAAATGCGTTCACGACGGGTCGGCAACAGAGGTGGGTTTCACGGCCGTGAGGACCGTGCGACAGCCTTATACAACATCTGATCCAGGCTCTTTAAGCCCAAGGCTTGCCTTGTCGCCAAAAAGGATTTTGGACGGATTATCTCTCCTCTCAACAACAATGGACATTTCCAACCGCAAAACGCGGCTTGTCCGAATTTAAAGAAAGGGGTTTATCCCATGAGTATCACTATCAACACCCGCGCATATACCTTGGATTCCCAAGGAGCTGACACGGCTCGTTTCGCCGGTCCCGCTCACACCCTGAGCCAGGCCGACACGTTCGAGCTGCAGCGTGCGTATCCGAAGCCCGGCCGCAATGGCGACCTGGGTGTGGGGCGGCCCTCTGTGAAGAGGGTTAAGAGCGTTGTGGTGAATGCGACGACTGGAGAACGCAAAGACCTCCGAGCACAAGTGCTCGGTAGCGTTCCCGTCGGAACAGCGAATGCCGATATCGACGCCTTGTGCGACGATGTGGCAGCCTTCTTGAGCTCTGCTCAGGGCAAGGCGCTGTTCAAATCCCTCGTGGTTTACGCCGGTTGATACGGTGAACAACTACGTGTGGTTGGTCGTATGGATGTGGGTCCTTGGACTCGCATATATACACCACGCATTCCATCCTCAAAGCGGAGATCGAAATGAAATCCAACAGCATCACGGGGGTCAAGCAAGCCCCCTGGGTGAGCAATTACACCCAAATGCTATCGTGCCTCATATCCCACCTCAAGATCGATGCGAAGACTGCTAATCGCGTTAACGGGCTAGCCCGTTCACGCTCGTGGAAATCGCTTGTCGATGAAGCTGACAAGCTCTCGCAACAGCAGTATGAGAGCGCCGACGAACATCGTCGGTACAATCAGCTCGCACTCTTTATCTCTAAGGTCCCATTCAGTGATCCCGGCTTACAGCCGGAGGAAACCGCTTTAGCCAAGTTTCAGGCGAGCGAATACCGAATGGGCAGGGTTAACCGCAAATTTGAAATCTTGCGGCGCCGCTTAGATGGACGGACTCCTCATGTCGTGCCGCAAGGCGCGCTCTTCCTTGACAGGTGCAGGAAATTCATTGCACGGGTCTTGGGTCCATTGAAACTGGACGAGGTGTACGGTGAGTGTTACATGGGTGATGGGTCTGCCGTTGGCTGTTCGGGCAAAGAGACGCATATTATCGCTAAGATGCGGACTCCCACCTTCAGTCAGTTGGCAAGACCTTTCGTAGTCGGTGCGCTGCATTTCAACGCAGGCACACGAGACTTCGTCCAAGGTGGACGATTTTCTCCTTTCGTTCAGAAGCAGGTCAGTAGAACCGACCTGTGGTTAGAAGAATGGGCTATGGAGGTTGACCACAACCTGGTGGATTTTGTACCAAAGAATGCAAAGACACATCGAGCAATTGCCATGGAACCGAGCCTCAACTGCTTTGTGCAGCTGGGCGCCGGCCGCGTCATAGCGAAAAGGCTACGACGTTTTGGTATTGACCTCACCTCTCAGGAGAAGAACCAAGCTTACGCACGGTTCGGCTCAAAATTCTGGGAGGATGTGTTTTCCGTTGCTACCATCGACCTCTCTGCGGCGAGTGACTCGATTTCGATCGAGCTAGTGCGTTTGCTGTTGCCACCGGACTGGTGGCGGTTATTAAACAGCTTGCGCAGCACTCACTACAGGTTTGAGAAGGATGGGCCCTCGATAGCGTATAACAAATTCGCTTCCATGGGCAACGGCTTCTGCTTCCCGCTTCAGACCCTCATCTACCTGGCGATCGTGAGATCGGTACTCCAGGAGACCAGGGACACTCTCCATACCGTCTACGGTGACGACATCATAGTGCCCAAGGGCGCTGCATTGCTCGTCATCGAACGGCTTCGGTACTGTGGCTTCCGCGTGAACGTTGATAAGACGTTTGTGCATGGCCCCAG